GATGACTTCGATCTTGTCGTTAGTTGTTGTTTTAGTCAGGGCCATGTTTACCTCCTTGGCTGGACTGTCCACGCACTAGGCGCATTAGAATGGAGCAGCAGTGCTTCCGTAAAATGTTGCAGTTAAAAATGTTCCATCTTCTTGTAGGTTTGCATACTGACAAGAGTTTTGATCCCCACCACCGCCAGACCAATCATTCAAGCTATTTCGGTAAGAACCGCCAGAGCCAAACTTGCAAACGTTACCAAAAACTTGCGTATTGTTTGACCATCCCAAATCCATGTACCCGTCAAACAAATTTCCAGAAACAATAGTATCTGTTGATTTTTGACCTGCACCCATGTTTGATCCAGCACCAATAGTAATGCAGTTATCAGTAGAGTCAAAATTCAAAACAGAGTTATTTGCTATAAGGCCATTTCTTACGCCAATAACAGTTGCACTTACATAACGACCACCAGCAATAATACCTGATGCCCCAGAGTGACCAAATATATCATTATTCGTTATGATTTGTGTTGATCCACCAGAACAAACTATAGCTGTAGCACAAGCCTTGAAACTATTACTGCTAACAACATTGTTATCACCCGTCGAAATAGAAACAGCAGTAGCATATGTTGAGCCAAAGAATTTATTACCAACAATATTTAATCGACCTTCTGAGCCTGTGGTAGATACATCAATAAACTTATCAGTGCTTGTTACTGTATCATGGTCAAAGATGTTTGCAGATATGTTGACTTCTTTTGAAGGTGCAATGTTTTGGATGTATCCATAGATAGTGTTACATCTGCGGAAAATATTGTTTGAGATAATAACGTGCTCTTCTACATCCTCTAAGTGAATAGCACTATCACCCCAAACCTCTTCAACTATGCAATTCGTAATTGTAAGGTTATTAACTTCCGTTGCACCCACAAAACGAAGCTCAGTGTTAGAGCCTTTTGCAGCAGGATTAAAGCCAACATTGCCTTTAAAATGACAACCTGTAATTGTCACATTCTTCATTGCAACAGTAGCACTGTTTAGCTCAATAAAATCTAAATACTGGTTTTCTGCAATACAGTCACGAATTAAGATGTTGTTAAAAGAATGGCCACTTTGGTTAATAATAGAATAACCAGTATTCTTAAAGTAACACTTATCAATAATGATGCTGTCACCATCCCACATCCAAATACACTGTATCCAGTTGCTTCCTCCAAGCCCTTCAAAGTAAACCTCAGAGATAATAACCTCATTATCTCCCTGAACCTTAAACCCACCAGTTCCGTTTGAGTAGAAGTGAAGACGGCGAAGAGATGATTGGTCTCCCATTGTTCCTGTTGTTGTTGCTCCAGAAACAATAATAGAGCTATCCCATCCCTCACCAATCAAGCCAGTTTTGTCTTGAATAACCAAAGAGCCAGCAACTCTATAAATACCAGCAGGAACAAATACATCACTACCATTTACAGCAGCATCAGTTAGAGCAGCATTAAAAGCAGCAGTGCTGTCTGTACCAGTAGAAGCATTTGTAATATCGCCATCCGCAACAGCACCATAGTCAAGGACATTGATGCTGCTTCCTGCAATCATTCTGCTATGTGCTTTTGTAAGTGCCATTGATTAATTTCCTTATGACGTCATGTAAGTAATCGTGCCAGATAATGCACCAGCAGCCCAAGCCGCACTAGAATTTGATGATGTATTTCCAGCTTCTCTAAAATAAAGCCTACTGTCAGTGTGAGCCAACATTGAAACTACATCTACAGTCGTAAATGCAGTGTTGTTTCCTGTTGTTCCTACATCATAATAAGATCGTGCAGGAGCATATGGCAAACCACTAATGTAAGTTAAGCTAGAACCTTGCGAAATACTAGATATGTCTATGTAAAATGAACAAGTAACTAAGTTGCCAACTTTAGTGTAGTACCCAGCTTGAGTGTTATACGTTGCACTTATTGCACCGCCAGTAAATCGAGCAGCAACAGGCGACCAGCTCCCCTGTTCATAATCCGAGAACAGTTCACTTGTGCCAGTGCCAGAGGTGGCAGAGAAGTCGATGCCTTGGCCTGATGGAAATGCTAAGTTGCCAGATGCTGTAAACTCCGCAGCAGTAGACCCATCAACAGTAAATCGCAAATAGGAGCCAGCCCCATCTTCATTAGGGTCAGCTTCTAAAAGCATTTTTCCTGCTGTATTTTTAATTCTTACATCTGCTACATTATCAGAGACAACTATTTGAGCAGTCGCATCCCCACTCTCAAATTTTGCAATTTGATTTGTTGTAGGGTGATATACATACAAATTTTCTGTGATTACATCGTTAGACGTAACATCATTAAACGTAGGGTTTCTACCAAATATGCCGCCTTGTTGCTTAATAGTCATTTAATAACTCCTTACGGTTCATAGCTAATCGTTGTTCCGTCAACAGGAATTGCTGTCCATGTGCCAGCCTCAACACAAATAATTCTTGCTGCCTCTCCAGCCCCAAGCTCAAGATATTTACCAGCAGTTTGACCAAGCCACTTTTCAGTTCCGTCTGGATCAAGTCTAGCAACACCTGATGGAGAGTCATCTTCTGCAAAAACAGTAAACATCATACCGCCAACAGCAGGTGGCAAAGTTAATGTATGAGTACCGTTGCGCACCCTAAACACAAGATCGTTAAATGCCTGACCAGATGTAATCGTTGTGTTAGATGTAATGACAACAATATTTGTATCATCTGTTGATGAAATGTCAGCAGAAGAGAATGTATTTAGCTTCCCAACTTTACATCCAGACACAGAGGTTGCCATTCTTAAATCAATGGGAGAACCACCAGAAGATGTTTCAATCAAGTTTTGGTCTGAGTAAATGTCAGTCGAATCACTCAAACTAATACCATACCTAGAACCATCGTCATCATTGTAATCCTTGATAATGTTTCCAACAATTCTACCGCCATCAACATGCGACATAGAAATACCATCTTCGCCGCAAGTATTAATGATATTATCTTTTACCCATATATCATTGTGTTTTTCTGTTGATGACCCATCTCTTGAGAAGACAATAGCATCTGTAGCCGCACTTGAAATTTTATTACCTTCAATTTGAAGGTTGCTAAGACTACTAGCATTTACAAATGAAAATATACCACGACCATAACTATTATCTATTACATTATTTTTGATGATATTATCGCCAAACAATATCTGAATACCTGCAATAGTTTGATCTGTTGCAGTAGAATTGTTTTTACCAGCATCAACAATAATGTTACTCTCAACGACTAAGTTTTTAGTGCGTACGTCAATCCCATATAATCCAGCCTCAAAAACAAGATTATTTGAAATTATAATGTCACCTTCATCTCCATCTGCATGAACAGATATGCCCCTTCCTTCTACAGAAGGATTATTTTTAGCAGTTGATGAGAAGCAATAATTATTAGAAATAACCCCTGTCTTACTGCCAGTGCCAACTTGAATAAAGTTACTATCAGAACTACCGATAGAATTATTTAGTATGTGAAAGTTTTCTGTCTCCGTTACAGACAACAAAGTTTGCCAACCGTTTGTTATATGGTTGTTTGTGATGTAAATATTTTTATTTGTAGGTGATGTTCTATTAGACGAGTCTCCAATAGCCAGCAAAATACCTTCTCCAGCTTCTGCTGAAATTTCTGGTGATCCACTAGAACCGTTTACCCCAGTTAAACGCCCACCAATAGCAGTTATAAAATTTCGATCAATCCATATGCGAGTATTGGGATTAGCTGATGTTGTTGGTGTGTCAAAAATTATACCAATATTTGTAAAATTTGAAATCTTGTTATTAATAATCCGAACATCATTAACACTTTTGAAATACATGCATGTGTCACCACCCTCCCAGCCGTGACCTGATCCAGAACCCCATGTGCCTAGATTGTTACCATCAAAAATTAAGCCTGTAATTGTTATGTCACCAATGTCTTGACCATTGATAAGTATAATACCAGCAGTTTTTTGTTGGATTGTTGCGTTTTCACCGTATAAATAATTTCCCTCATTTAAGGTTAGGGCATTTGAAAGATACGTCCCAGCAGGGAAATATATGTTTTTTGCAGCATCTAACGCAGCCTGAATAGCCGCCGTATCATCCGTCACACCATCACCGACAGCACCGAAGTCTTTGACCGATACAGTCTCTTGCAGCTTGGTAAGTACTGTACGGTTTACAGAACCTGTATCACCTTGGGTGTAGCCTACGTTAGCTGCATCAGTTGCACCGAAGTCCAAGGTACGGGTGACAACAATCTCAATACCTGCATTAAGAGGAGGTGCCTCTGAGAACGTAAGAGTTGTTCCTGAGATAGAGTATGTTGATTTCTCTTGGTATACACCGTCAATGTAAACTTGTGTATTGTCCTTAATGAATGGCTCATAGGACATAGAGAAAGCTGTTGTACTTCCGTTGCCTGTGTGACTGTCAGATGCTAAAGTAGCTCCTGCAGCACTTAAGTCCCCAGCAGCTACAACAGTGCCATCTAGTTTTAATATTGATGTGTTTACAGTACCTGCATTCAGGATGTCATTACTGTTCATGTCTAGGTCAGCACCCATAGAGTTAGGGGTACTACCGTCTAATGACAGTGTGTTGTCAAATCCATCTTGTAGGTTTTCGAAGTTAGTGTTCAGTGCTTGCCGACTGTAATAACCAGAAGCAATGGTTGTAATATCAGGTTTCTTAGCCACGTTGTATATCCTTTACCAGTGGTGGATAACTTAGTTAAATCTTTTAAGACCCAGCCGTTCAGCTTCTTCATCAAGCATCTTCATGGCGGCTGTATCCATGTCCTGCTCTTCTTTCTCTTGTAGCTTCTGCTTAGACTTAGAAGCAGGTTCCTTCTCAATCCAACCTCGTTCCAACAACAACTTAGCAGCAGTGAAAGAACTACGACCACCCTCAGTCATCTCTTCAGCAATAGCTACGATAGCCTGAGACTTAACCTTGATGTCTGCTTCCCTTCTCCACCGAGCAACAAAAGGCTTGACCTGTGGAGCTTCCCGGATAACCTCCCAAACATACCAGCTACCAAATACCGTCATAGCAAATGTATACTCAGTAGGATCTTGAGGTACTAAGCTTGTAAACAACTTATGAAGTGAGAGGTAAGTCGTACCGTTTCGGTCTACATCCTCTTCCTTTGTTGTAAACAAGACATGCTCAGGATTGTCGTAAGACAGTTCGTAGAACAATGATTTGGTTCTGACAACACCCTTAATAGTACGGAAGGCTTCAGGTTTAAACAGCATCAAGAGGTTTCCTCAATAAACATAAAAAGAAGTATAGCATATAACAACAACAGAAGTCAACACCTTTCTTTAAGAATAGGACAACAAAGAATTTCGATTCATCCATTGACAAGTCAACAAGAATAGTGTACCCTCTATTATTCTTTAAGGATACCCTTAAAGGATCTATACTTTAATTTATTTATAAACTCTAGTATCTATACTTTAAGATTACTTAAAGGGTACCCTTAAAGAATAGATCCTTAAAGTATACACCGCCATGTGTTTGTTGTAGTATACACCCCACCCCACCTGCATAATAGCCTCTGAGAGCCACATAGAGCCTCACTGAGTAACCAAACGAATTACTGGGCAGGGTATGTCCACAAACGTATTGTACGGCTCTGTATGGACACCCTAGCATGGTCAGAAAAATTGGTAGAAAATCTTGAGTTGTATTGTACATATAGAGTGCTACCCCCTAACCCCCGCATCGACCCTGCACGTGTGATCACAAAAGTACCCCCACCCCGGCAATTGTGATCACAAACGGAGATAGTTTAACATTAAACTACTTTCACCGGCGGAATAGTTCAGTATTAAACTACTTTGGTAGGGCAATAACTCTAAAGGCCAACACAACTTATCTAAACGATTGATACCAAACGAATAATACGTCAACAGTACTGACCTATTGTTGTTATGTTATATAGTAACATCCTACCGGCCGAGAACAAACACAGAACAGGTAACGAATTGTTTCATTGTTGTAACATTCTTAAATTAATGCTTGCAATCTTTCTTTACTGCTGTCCTATGGATTTATCGAAACACAAACCTTGAAAGGTAATACAATGCAATTCGAAAAATTTATCTTACCGACTCACTGGGCTGTTTATCTTGTCAACAGTGACCCGTCATATCTTGATGATGACGAAATATCTTTGATTGATGCCTACGTTGATGACATGCTTGCAGCTGGTTATGAGTGCTTTCATGTTGTTGACGTAGACAGTGAATCTTATTTTTCTAGGTATCACGATGCGGACAACGGCAAGTATCTATTGACCGAAGTATCGGATTATCAAGTTCAAACTGCTTAGTTTATATCTTGACAGTTAGCCGTTGCGGCGGCTAATCTCTGGATATAACTCAAACCTTGAAAGGTAATACAATGAAAAATGCATCTGACTTTAATCTTGACGACATGGTAGCATCATGGGCGGTGGAGATCTTTGAACAAACGGCAGACCGTGAAGAAGGCTTAGACCTTGTGCATCAATATGCTGACGGTAGTGAGTGGGTCATATACTATGGCAAGGCACACGATCTATGCCGCAACTGTAACACGGACCAAGGCGAAGACTTCTTGGCTGAGTGTCACCCTGACAACGGTATGAGCTACAATGACATGGCAAGCACCATCGCATACGGTGAGATCTATGCCCGTCTGTCTCAGGCTGTTGACGGTCTTTATGAAATGGAGGTGGCATAATGAGTGTGTTGTTTTTTACAATGGGAATATTAATCTTGGCCTGTATCTTGGCCGCAATCTTGGAGCATGGACAATGAAATACTTTGCAACATTTATAGAGAGTGGCACCAACTATCGGTGTTATATCGAAGCAGAAACAAGAGAGGGGATACAGACACAGCTGCTCGGCCGTGTCTACCCACCAAAGCAAGCAACCGTTGCCATCTATGAAACGAAGGTCTACAAAGAACATGCAACAGTGAAAAGGATGTCCAATGTTTAGTGTAAAGGTCTTTGACGGTAGCATGTTGGTCTGTTGGTATTCTACACCACGCAAGATAGATGCGGAAAGGTATATGGACGACTTGCTAAACAGAAAGTTTGACTTGGAAGCATTGAAACACCTACGGGTAGAGATGGAGGAAGTATAATGCACAGTTACTACAGAAATACGATTGAACAGGTAGAGGCTGCTGACTGGATCATGCCAGAGAAAGAATGGTCCTACATAGAGGATGAAATCAAGGCCGTGGAGAGGGCATTAGACGAGGCCATGTGGGAGGGTGAGGCAGACCGAGCTAGGCTACTCACGGAGGAGCTAAGGATCTTGCAAACATCCCTTAGACTTGGGGAGGAATATGTCACAAGCTGGTGAGGTAGCCGGGGTGGTGGTGTTGTTGGCATTACTGATGCGGTTTGATCTGATACTTTATGTGCTGTATATTTTTTCTAGGTATGTGAAGAAAGTTGTTGACAGATGAAAGATCGTGGATATAATAGACTTGTTCTGGCCCCCCGGATATATATCTATAAGGATAGATGCTATGAATAGAATAACACATCAACCATGTCCCTTTGAGGATTGCTCTAGTAGTGATGCCTTTACATACTGGACGGAAGATATGAATGGTAAATGCTTATCTTGTGATAGATCATACCCACATAGAGGTATGGTGTTGCAGGACTGGGCAAGAGATAAATACCCCTTGAAAGAAAGAGAGGACAACGTGACAGTATTACAGACACAGCTTCTAACACCTAAGATCATGCAGTACAGAGGTGTCAAGGAAAAGACTATGGATTTCTATGGAGTGCAAAGCTTTGTAGATGCAGAAGGAGAGATACAGAAACAAGCTTACATCTATCCATCAGGTGGACGTAAGATGCGTACCATGCCCAAAGACTTTAGGACAGAGGCAGGGTTCAAGAGTGATGAACTGTTTGGCATGGATAAGTTCAATGCTGGATCTGCTAGGCTTGTTGTTGTAACAGAGGGAGAGGTTGATACCCTGTCTGCATTCCAGATGCTTGACCATAAATATCCATGTGTATCCTTACCATCTGCATCACCATCCAAGAAGTTATGGCAAGGTGCTGCAAAGGAATGGCTCAATAGCTTTGATAAGATTGTGTTGTCGGTTGATACGGATGATGCCGGGAATGCAATAGCAGACAAGATAGCTAACCTGTTTCCTAATAAGGTGTATCGAATACCACATGACAAGTACAAGGATGCCAATGAGTTCCTAGAGTCTGGTGCTGCAACGTCCTATCGATCTGCATTCTACAACGCAAAGAAGTACACACCACAGAATGTATGGAATACACCCGAACAATTCTTAGGCATCCTGCACGAAGAAGACGATGCAATGTACCTACCCACAGGTATTGCAGCCTTTGACGAGGTAGCCTTAGGGCTAATGCAAGGACACTTGACAGTCTTCCAAGCACCCGAAGGTATTGGTAAGACAGAGTTCATGCGGTACTTGGAGTATCATATGTTGTCAAAGCACACAGATATTCCCATTGCTATCTGTCACCTTGAGGAGACAAAGAAACGTGGGTTGCTGGGGCTGGTGTCCTACAAGCTACAACGTAACCTTACCCGCAAGGATCTGATCGACGAGGCACAGATGGGGGAGGAAGTGGATCAGGCATTGATTGAATTGACAGAGAAAGAAAACCTCTACCAGTTTACTATCGGTGTGGACGAAGATCCAATGGAGATACTAAACAGGATCAGATACTTTAGTCAGGCATGTGGTGTGAAGTATGTATTCTTCGAACCTATCCAAGACTTGGCCTACTCAAGGCAGGGTGACGAGAGTATTGAGAAGTGGTTGTCGGCTTTGTCTGTGCAGCTATCCCGGATGGCGGCTGAATTAAACGTAGGTATCGTAACCATCGCCCATGAGAATGATGACGGGCAGATAAGGGATTGTCGGACGATTGGTAAACGTGCTAGTGTTGTTGTTAAGTTAGAGAGGGATAAGATGTCGGAGGATGACGATGACAGAAACACCACCAAACTCTTGGTCACAAAGAACAGACCAGCAGGAACAACAGGACATGCAGGATCACTCACCTTCGACGGAGACACCTTCATGCTCAGAGAAAAGTTTGATAGATTCTCCTGATGATCCCCATGATGAAGTTATACATTGGATAGGTAAGTTATGAAGATAGTAGCAATGGACATAGAGACAGATAGCTTGGATGCTAAACACATCTGGGTTATCTGCTCAAAGGATGTCAACACAGGTGAGGCCCATGTGTTTAGGAACCTTACCTCTGATGCTGCAGAGATGCAGAGATTTAAAACCTACTGCAAAGGGGTGAGCAAATATGTTTTTCACAATGGCATTGGTTTTGATGTGCCTGTCATTAATCGTTTACTTGGAGATACCATTCAACCCAGTGCTGTTGTTGACACTCTTGTTGTCTCTCGTCTTGCTGACTACAATATATCTATGGGTCATAGCTTAGATGCATGGGGTAAGAGACTTGGCCTGTACAAGGGTGACTTCAAAGACTTCGAAGGTGGCTTGACACAAGAGATGGAAGACTACTGCATCAATGATGTAGAGGTGACTGTTAAATTGTTCAACAAATTCAAGGGTATGATCTTCGACAAGCAATGGTCTAAGGCTCTACGCATGGAGCATGACATTCAGATCATCTGTCATGACATGCACACCAATGGGTTTAAGTTTGACGAGGACATGGCAGAGGAATACTTAGGCGGTGTGCTAACACGCATGGCAGAGCTAGAGGCACAGTTCCAGATCGACTTCCCGCCTAAGCTTGTTGAGGTCAACCGTATTAAGTATCGGATGAAGGCAGATGGTAGCCTATACAAGAATGTAACGGATGCCCTTGGCAAGTACAGTAAGACGTACAAGGATGGGGAGGATCTGGTATGCATGGAATATGTACCATTCAACCCCGGCTCTACACCACAGAGGATAGACAGACTGTGGGATGCAGGGTGGCAACCAGTGGATAAGACCAAGGGGTATCTAAAGTTTGAACGTGAACGGATACCAGATCAAACACGGTCTGCTAAGTTTGCCAAGTATGGGTGGATGTGCAATGAGACTAACCTCAACACACTGCCTGATGATGCACCCTCTGGGGCTAAGGCATTGGCTGAGTGGTTGACACTAGAAGGTAGACGATCCAGCCTTGACGAGTGGTTGAAGTGTGTAGGCAAGGACGGTAGGATACATGGTAAGTTTCATCACATTGGAGCATGGACGGGTAGGTTGTCACACTCTGCACCTAACCAAGCAAATATCCCGGCAGCCTTCCACGGTACACCTAAGACAGATGTGGAGAGGGTTAAGGCTAAGTATGACGGACCATTCAGAGGATTGTGGACAGTAGAGGAAGGTAACTATCTTGTGGGTACAGATGCAGAAGGTATTCAGCTACGCATACTGGCAGACCTGATGGAGAGCCAAGAGTACATAGATGCTATCATCACAGGTAAGAAGGAAGACGAGACAGACATCCACAACCTAAATCGTAAGGCTCTTGGTCTACCACATATCACCAGAGACATGGCTAAGACTTTCATCTATGCCTTCCTGCTAGGTGCAGGTACTAATAAGATCGGGCAGATTCTCAAGACATCTACGGGTCAGGCTGGTCAGGCTGTTAATAACTTCATGGATAGTATTACTGGCCTCAAGAAACTAAAGACTAAAGTAATCCCTGCCATTGCAGAGAGAGGATACTTCAGAGGCTATGACAGTCGCAGGGTTGTTGTCCCGAATGAACATAAGACCTTGGCAGGTATGTTGCAGAATGGTGAGAGTACCATCATGAAGTGGGCCACCCGCAAGTGGATAGAGGATGCAACAAAAGAAAAGATTAAGTTCAAGCTGGTCACATGGCCGCATGATGAATGGCAGACAGAGGTAGAAGGATCATTAGATGCAGCAGAAAGACTAGGGGAAATACAACG